AGATGACACTTCTGGGACGTTGGCCATTTTGCCAATCATGGAATGACAAACCGAGTCGTACATAACTGACATTTCTGCCTTAAGAGCATGAACGCTTACCATTGCATCCGCGACTTCGGAAAGCGGTTCATCGCTCAAACACATTTCCTTGAACAATTTATCCAAAGTCATGAAGTCCTCTGTCATTTTTGCGACAAGTTCTTTAAACTCGGACGTAGTGATGTTTTCGTTACTCATATATACCCCTTGCTCTAGTTGATACTTTGTCAGATGATTATAGACACCGGACGCCGCTGCGGCAACCCCAAACCAGCTAAAAATGAAAAAGCTCCAACCGCCGAGTCCACCTGGTCGTCGTGGTCACAGGCCTCAGGGAAGGATGAAAATTCGTCGAACCAGTCGGTTAGCCATGAGCCTCGCACGACACGGACATTGCCATTTGCAACCGCTGCGGAAAAGGGTCGGGAACGGGTTAGCTTGTCTCCAGTGGAGCGTATTCCTTGAAAATCATACCCAGGAACGACATATCGGGCATATTGGTCAACTAGGGCCTTTCCAGACGAACCCGGTTCTTGCTCCATCCTGATTGCAACAGAGTGACCATCTTCATAAGCTGTTTGTGCAATTAGCTGTTCTACTTTTTCGTTTTTAACTCTCTGTCTGCGCACATCCAGAACATAGGCAATGCCCTGGTCGAAAAGCATCAGTGTTCCAACGGTGTAGTCGGGGTCTGGATTGCTAGACGATGGTTCGGTGGCGGCCAAGTCCCAGAATCTTACGGCACGCGCAGATGACAACACCTGTGGAACTTCAGAGGAATCAATAACAACAAAATTAGTTCTATCAAAAAGAGTTCCTAAAGTAGTAGCCCACCAGTCGCCCATCTCGAGCCTTCTGCGCTCAATCGGGTCCAGGGCGGACAGGGCCTGACGATATGAGTCAGCATCGATTCCGGGGTTGTCAGTAAGCATCGACGGAACGAAAATCCTCCCAGAATCCGCTCCCTCCACGATGAATCTTTGTCTGACCCAGTTGGGTGCTGGGTTTGAAGCCGCCCTCATCCTCAGCGGAACCTTGGAAAGCTCGCCTGTTGCTGGTCGGCGCAAGCGAGAGAACAGGTATCGATAATCAGATTCCCTGATTTCGGTCACCTCATCCATTCCAATAAATTGAAATTCCGAACCTTTATATCGAAGGTAGTCATTGGTGTTGTTCAGATACCCGAATGATATTCGAGCCCCAGACGGAAAGGTGGCCACATAGGTGCTGCCATTCCAATGGACTTCGTCATAATTTGAAATCCATGAGCGGAATCGGTCCATTAGGGCGCCAGGGAGCGCGAGGTCTGCGTAAGTCTTTCTGAAGAGAATCGCTGAATACCCAGGGATGTCAACGTATTGCAGGGCCGACATGAGTAGGGCTGAACTCTTGCCTCCGCCAGCAGCCCCACCGAATAATGCCTCTATGGAGTAAGAACGCAAAAATACTTTCTGAGTTATGGATGGCGCCTCAGGACAATAAAGCGGTTCCTTCGGTTTTAGATATTCGAGAACTTTGTCCCAATTCGTCATTTATAAGCCTGCTCTCTGCCGAGAATGATAAACCATACTAGTATTAAATTATGCAATGTTCTGTTTTTGATGAGGAGACATGAAAATAGTACAATGGTTTACTAGGGCAAGAGCTGCCAATCTCCTTATGGGGTCATTTATAATTATGACTACAACAGGTGCGTTTATTTTTAGCATTCCGGTCGGATTCGTAGTGGCTGGCGTGTGCTGTGGGGCTGTTGGCCTGCTGCTCGGACTGGATTAATCATAAAACATGGCTTGGAACTCAACCAATAACAAATCTGCTTCATCGTCAGGGCAAAAGTCCGCTATTGGACCTGGCGCCCCAGTTGCATACAACACCGGTCTTCAAGGCAAACCCTATAGGGACTCTTGGGATATCGAACGTGCATACAGAGAGGGAATGCAGAAGGTCACATGGGTTAATAGGTGTATTGACGCAATAGCAGGAAACCAAGCAAGACTTCCAGCAATACTCCGCGAAGACAATTCTCCAGACGGAAAAATTGTAAAAAATAACAGAGACCATAAAATTCTCAATTTGCTAAACACTAAAGCAAATATTGGCGAAAACTCTTTTGTATTCAGATACAGGCTTTCTTCTCAGCTACTCATGTCAACCAGGGGTGCATTTATTGAGAAGGTCAGAGGGAGAAATGGTGGAGTCATAGCGCTACACCTTCTTCCACCGCAACACACATCCCCAATTCCAGATGCAAAAAATTTCATTGCAGGTTTTGAAGTGGACATGCGGAACGGCACTAAAGCAATTCTAAAACCGCAAGATGTCATATGGATTCGCAAGCCTCACCCCCTAGACCCATATCTGTCACTGACTCCACTTGAATCAGCTGGTGTCGCTATTGAAATAGAAAATCTTTCAAAAATTTATAACAGGAATTTCCTGCTCAACGACGGCAGGCCGGGTGGTTTGCTTGTTGTGCGAGGGGAAATAGATGACGACGACAAAGATGAATTGCGTAGTCGTTTCCGTGGAAATATAAATCGCGCCGGTGCAGTGACTGTTGTCTCATCAGACGAAGGTGTCGACTATGTGGACACTGGCTCAAATCCTCGTGACGCCAACTACATCCAGATGCGACAAATCACCAAAGAAGAAATTCTTGCTTCCTTCGGAGTTCCAGAGTCAGTCATCGGCAATGCATCAGGAAGAACTTTCAGTAATGCCGCAGAAGAGCATCGAGTGTTTTGGAATGAAACAATGCTGCCGCACATGGAGCTGATTGGGCGCGGCCTAGATGAGCTAGATGATGAGTACTACATTGACTTTGACACTTCGGAAGTTCCAATTCTTGTTCTTTACAAGCAAGAAAGAGAACGTTATTTGCTTGATGAATTTCAGAACGGTCTCATTAGTGGAAATGAATACAGAAGAGAAACGGGTCGAAAGAAAATTGATTCCGACCTAATGCAAGCAATGCTTGCCAATCCAAACCTCACGCCGATTGGATACACCGATAAGAAGTTTGATTCAACACAACAGGCAGCACAAATGGCGGCTGCGGGTGGCGCGCAGCCGGGAATGCCCGGTGTTGCGGCGGCAGGAATGGTTCCAGATGGACAACCACCAGCACCCGGACAAGAACCCACAGGGCAACCAGAACAGCCGGCTGCGCCAGGTGAGATACCTGCTCAATTAGTTAATTTTAATGAAAAACCGAGCACCATGACTGAAGCGCTTGCCGCAGAAGGACAGGGGCAGCAGCAACCAGTGATGGCTTCGCCGACCGCACTATCAGCGTTTGATAACGGAATGCAGTTCAAGTCTGCCAATAAAGAACTTTCTGAGTGGGAGCAAAAAGCCGTTGAAAACGCGGACCGATGGGTTGAAATTCTTGATAGAAATGTTGAAAGATTCATGGAGCGACAGCAGCGTGTCGTGATGGAAAAAGCTTCTGGAGCAAAATCAAAAAAACTAATCACCTCTGGCACCTTGACTGTAGAAAACATCTTTGATGAGCAGGTCTGGAATAAGCAGCTTGAAGAAGATGTAAAGCCAGTTATCGCAGGTATTTCTGCTGATGCCACGCGATTGGTGAGCGAACAAGCAGGAATGCCCGCGGACGAAAACTCAGAAGAGATGCAACAAGATATCGAATCGCAGATGGAGCGAATGAAGAAAATAAATTCAACAACCAAAGATGAAATAGCTTCAGCAATTCTTATCGCTCTTGCTCTTGCCGATGACGAGGATAGGGTTGGAATGTTGAAAGCAGCCTTGCTCGCAATATTCATGAACCTGCTTTCGAAGCGCCGCAGGATAATCGCGGAACATGAGTCCCAAACTGCCTATAACTCTGGCGTTTATCATGCTGCCAAAGGGATAGGCGCATCGACGAAGACCTGGATTGCAAATAAGGATGCTCAGGTCAGGCCGGAACATAGATTGCTCGACGGAAATACAACATCGATTGATTCGGCGTTTAGTGTTTCAGGCAAGGACATTAGATTCCCAGGAGACCCACTGGCTCCGCCGCACCTAACAATTAACTGCAGGTGCAGACTGTCGTTCTCAATCTGACTTTACTAAAACTCGAGAATAGTTTCGCCAGAACTGTCTCATAATTGTTTATCATTGGATAAACACTATGGAAAGCGCCACAACATGAGCAATATTGCCAATGACTTTACTGAAACTCAATACAAAGCGATTCCTGGGCAAATCAACACGATTGAATCAAAGGGAATAGTTGAGTGTTTTGTTGCGGGCATTGGCAATAAGGACAGCGTAGGGGACATATGCCTACCTGGTTGCTTCAATGGCTCTCTTGGACGACGCAAGCCTCGCGTTGTATGGGGCCACAACTGGAACGAACCAATTGGAAAAGTTCTTGAAATTTACGAAGTTGGACCAAACGACCCACGTCTTCCAGCGAAGATGAAAGCCAATGGTATTGGTGGTTTGTTTGCCAAAGTACAGTTCAACCTTGCTTCAGAACGTGGTCGCGAAGCATTCGCAAACGTAAAATTTTTTGGTGAAGAGCAAGAGTGGTCAATTGGGTACAAGACTTTGGACGCAGTATTCGACACAACAAAGCAAGCCAACATGCTCAAAGAAGTTGAACTATACGAAGTCAGCCCTGTATTGCATGGAGCAAATCAGCTCACAGGAACAATTTCAATCAAGTCAGATAAGCAAAACGAAGAAGTCAAGGGCGGACCTTGTTGGGATGGCTACAAGCAGGTTGGGATGAAGAGGGGCAAGAATGGAAATATGGTTCCAAACTGTGTTCCCATTGAGGAAAAAGGAGAAAAGCTCAGGGACCCAAAGGGCGGCCTTACTGCTGCTGGTCGCGCACACTTCAAGCGCACCGAAGGGGCAAATCTGAAGCCAGGAGTTAAGGGAGCAGCAAATACGCCAGAAAAAATGCGCAGAAAAGGTTCTTTCCTAACTCGCTTCTTCACTAATCCATCTGGGCCAATGAAGGATGAAAAGGGTCGCCCAACACGCCTTGCGCTTTCTGCAGCCGCATGGGGTGAGCCGGTACCACAGGATGCTTCTGATGCAGCAAAACTCGCAGCGAAAGGACGTCGCATGCTTGAGCGTTATGAGAATTCAAAGAAGAAGTCAAGTGAGGTTGAGATGGAAGAAAAAAATATTTCAATCTATTCCATCGCGAACCCATCCGAAAATCCAACAATGGGAAGAATGGGTTCAATCGCAAAAGCAATTTCAACTCACTTTGGTGGTGAAGTCGCCGTCCGCGAAGCAGACAGCAACAACGTTGTGTTTGACCTCATGAAAGACGGAATGGTTGAGACAATGCGCGCTGCGTACCACACACCAAATGAGTCAGATTTCATGTTTGGCCCAGCCCAAAAGGTTAGAGTCGAAACAATTTATCTTCCAGTTGATTCAAACGGAGAAACATCTGGAGCACCAATACCAAAAAGTCCGAACATGCTCGCTGCGCCGAAGCCGGGAGGGTGCGGATGTGGTGGAGCGTGCGGTGGAAAGTCCGACCCATTTTCAAGTTGGGAAGAGTTCAAGAACAACAACCCGGGTGTCCATCTTTTCATCAAGACAGAAAACATGGAGATGTACGAAGTAGCGAATAACGTTTCTGAGTATCACGGTTTTGACGTCGAGCTACTCGCCGATGGATTTGTTGTTCCAAACATCGATTGGTACGAAAAAGACGCGCGAAATGCTGTGATAACAGCAATTGAGAACGTTGAACAAAAGGCCATTGCAAGAGCCGCGCGCAGCGCTCGTGGTATTGGCCGTTCGGCAAGGAGAATGGTTAATCCATCAGAGTTCGATGGAGATGGTGACGGATTCAGAACTGGGCGCGATGGTAGGGATAATGTTCCATACAAGAAGCCAAAGGCACCAAAGATGATGCCACCACGAACCGTTCCTCAAGAAGTTCCAGAACGAGAAGAAAAACCACTCAGAATCCCTAAGCCAAATGAAATCCCTCGACCAGCACCAGCACCACAGCCGGCTCCCGCACCAGCCCCCGCTCCGTCGGTCCCAACGAGGGTTCCGGAAAGACCCGGTGTTCCTGCAACCATCACAGGTCGCATGGGTAAGGCAAACGATGTGAGAAACGGCAAATTTGACGCAGCCATATACAAAGAAAGAATGACTGGAGCATCCCTTGAGGATGTAGCAAAAAAATACGGCGTAGAAAGAATTGACATCCGTCGAGCCGAACAGCGCCATATGGCTCAAGAAAGAAAACGAACATCTGCCAAAATATCGACACTAATGGCCACGGCTCAAGAAAGAATTTCCGCAAGAAAAGGCCCTGTGTCCAAAAAACAGACCAAGAAAGATTTGGAACTCGGCAGAGAAATGGACGCTGAGCTAACTCGACTTGCGCTCAACAACGGAGTCACCAATGAAGAAGCAGAAAAGATTGCAGCAACCATAAACAGATTAATAGAGCCCGCCATGAAAGTAGGCGGACCGCTGTCTTCCAGGGGAACCAGAAGAAGAACGGTTTTGAGCATGTTGAGAGATATGGAAAATGACCCAAACAGCCCTTCTGGAGTCCCAGAAAGAGCCAAAGAACGGGCAATTCAAAGGGTGGCTGAAGTAAACGAAATGACAGTGGCTCAAGCCAGACGGGCAATAAGACAAGAACTAGCGGCAGAAAGAATGAGAACCGCTGCCAATCAGCTTAGAAATAGGAGAAAGTCACTCTCTTCTGTATATGTTTCAGTTTCGGAAGGCAATGACATTTCCGTCAAAACTGCTCTGCAAAGCACGATTCATGATTCCATTCTCATCAAGGTTGAGCCTCAGCTCATATCGCAAGTAAAACAAGCGGTTGACACTGTTGCTGAATACCACGGCGTACATATTTCTCGTGCCGAAAATGGAATTAACGTATTCGGAGCGCATGAATTGAATGACGACTCGATTGAGGCTATTTCTCGCGCGATATATGCGTCGTATGTGGATAGCAATATTGAAGACATCGAAATGGACAGAATTTTCTCGAAGAGATAATTCATGGCTTCAGATTTTTTAAGTCACCTTGCTCGATTGCGCGACAGCGCCATAGTGAATCACGACATGAAGTCTGTCAATAAATATAATGATGCAATCGACGACTTTTTGGAACTTAGCAAAAAACAGGAAAATTCGATTGCTCCTCGAATTGCAAAAAAGAAGTCATCTCGCTTCACTGTTAGCAAGCGGAGACCAAACGTCAGCCGTGAATCCTCTTCTATGGGTTATGCTAAACCTATACATAATCAACGGATTTTAAGTAAATACAACTGCATGGTTACCGGAGAAAAGCGCATGAATCCATGCGCTGGCTGTAGTAACGTACAAGGTTGTATTTCCAATTCAATGCAGTACAAGGAGCACCAAGCATGAGCGAAAAAGCAGCAGTCGTAAAATTGAATGCTGACGGCGAAGTTGTTGGCTGCGCCAAGGGCCTTGGCTCGGATGAGTGTGGATACACGCCAGGCGCAAAAGTTTGTGGAAAGTGCGGAGCAATGGCTGTCTCTGTAAAGAAGAAAGAAGATGTTGACGTTAAGGCCGTCAAGAAGAACATGCTGAACATGGCCGCAATGGACTCTGACCTGGATGAAGAAATGTCCATGGAAGATGAAGAAAAAGATGACGACGTGGAAGACATGGAGCTCGTTGATGACGAAGAGGACATGGACGAAGAGGACATGGACGAAGAAGACGACGAAGAAGACATGGCCGCAGATGATGACGACGAAGAAGACGAAGACATGGAAGACCTTGACGGCAAAATGTATGATGATGAATCAGTAGACGAAATGTTCGTCCGTCGTTCTGCGCCAAAGAAGAAAAAGAAAGGCGCCATGATGATGGGGCCAGACGCTGAAGTAGAACTAGACGAAGACGAAAAAGACATGGATGGCATGTACTCAGATGAATCTTCAGTTCGCAAAAAGATGCGCAGACGCAGACTCGGAACAATGGGGTACAAGTCAGCAGATTTTGACGACAACGCATTCGTTTGTGGATTCGACCGCAAGGTCTACCCAGGCGGCGCAAACGTCTGCGATAGCTGCCCAGGCGGTTGTGTTTCCGAAAAGGGAATGCCAGCCCTGATTGAAATTGAAGGCATGGCAGAAGACATGTTTAGAGGCAAGGTTCTCGATTCTGGATATTCAGATGAAGCAGACCTGTTTATAGTTGATGTTGAGAGAAAAGACGGAAAGCCAGTCGAGGTGTTCTTCGATGGTTCAACCGGCGAAGTCATGGGATGGCACATGCTCACTCAGGATGTCGTGCAGGTTAAGTCTGCGCTGCAAAACAAGGTGATGATTAGCTTTGGTGAAGCAGCAGATATTGCTGTTAAATCAGTTGAAGGTGACATCATTGCTGTTGAACCAGACGTTTTTGAGGGATTTGATGTTTACGCAGTGGAAATCGAGGGCCTCAATGGCAAGTCGTATGACGTGTTTGTTGGGCTCGATGGTGAAGTGCTTGGATACGATGAATATACGCAAGAAGAAGCTTCAGAGATTGAAGCCGAAGCGGCGGAAATTGCGCTGAAGCGTGCCTACTCGGAAGATTCGCGCACATCAATGGCTCAAGCCGGGCAGGCTCTTGCAGATGGTTCATTCCCAATCAAGGATGAAGCAGACCTGAAGAATGCAATCCAGGCTTACGGTCGCGCAAAAGACAAGACAGCAGCAAAAGCTCACATCATGAAGAGAGCTGTTGACCTTGGCATGGAGGAAATGATTCCTTTGAGCTGGGTCTCCAAGGAAGATATGGACAAAGCCAAAAAGGACTACGCCGCTGAAGAAAAGTCAGAAGTGACGGATTTCTTGTCAAACTTGATGGAATTCGAAATGCTTTCCATCGAAGAGGAAATCAACGAACCAAAACCTGAATAGGCTAATATGGTTGTTGTTCCATAACTTCGTTAGGTGATTGCGGTATCTGTTTGCCGCCTAGGAGCAACAAGTGGCTAATTCATATTCCAATTTCGCAGAACGCAGGATAAACAACCTGTCCAAGAATGGCGAATTAGAAATAGGTTTCATTCCCAAAATAGAGACCAAGGCCGAAAAACCAGAAGTAAATAAGCCTCCAGTAAAATATTCCAACCCGTATGAGGAATATATAAAAACATGGGAACCAGGCGATGTAATACCGCTTGTTCCACCAGGGAAGAGAATGCATTTTTGCACTTTCAACCCAAATATGCTGGATACAGATTCAACATTTTTTAGGTCAACACACAAACATTCCTCTCCGACGAAATTTAAATCGGGTGAACTGGATGACATCGAGTACAAGGTCCTTGGAAGGAAACTAAAGGACAGCCTTGACTCGCTGCTGCGAAGAGCAGCCAAAACAAGAGGCTTATGGGTTGACGATAAAAACAAGCTTCGCTGCCCTCCGGGAACACCAGCTGCAAACCAATTTACAGACATAACTGGCTCTAACTGCTTCATACCGTCACCAAGAACTGCCGCACAAAGTGGAGCTCGTGCAGTGCGTAGAGCAACAGCTGGCGCCACCCAGATGTCAACCCAGGTTGGCGGAAGAGTTGCTAGTGGATTCGATGTAGCTAGAGCAAACGCTGAACAAATTAGAGAACTTGGTTTTGAAAGAGTTCAAGAAGCAATGGGGTACGGTGGCAGAATTGCGCCCACTCCACAAATGGTTAGCGATACAGTCTCGGGAGCCATGAGGGCTACGAGGTTTGGTCTCATACCAAACCCTTCAGCTAGAACTGGAGGCAAGCAGCGTGGAGCACCGAAGGGCGTCGGCAATAATGTGTGGCAACTTGGATTGAAAGAACAAGTCTGGAGAGGCAGAAGAGCCACCGAACTTGCTCGCGACTTGCGGGATAGAATCAACAACCCAAACCGACCAGACGGACTAAGACTCCCACCGAGTCAGAACTTCCCGGCCGGTAGACCAATCGGCGACATAAGCCAAAAGGCTCAATTCGTTTCCGCAATGGCCGAACTATTTCCACACGTTCCACAAGCAGAAATAGAAGAAATGTTTGACCAAGCAATTCCAATGAGCTTGAGCAGGATGGAAAGGTCAAAACTGAAGGCATCTTTGATTCAATACTGGTACTCCTGGATGGAAAATGCAATTGCAAATCCAGAGCAGGCAAAATGGGTAACCTCTTTCGCGATAGATACGGAAATGGGGTCAGCGTTCGAAGTTAGATTTGATGCATTTGCTCCCTCTCCCTCCACCGGTGGAAGAAGAATAAGCCAAGCAGCATCAAACGCGGCTCAGGGAAGAACCGCAGAACAGGGTGGACTTCAGTTCTCCCTTGTTATGAATCCATGGGAAATGTGGTCACAGGTAAATCGCTCGGGCTTTGACAGAAATGGTCGAGCAAATGGAGTCGCTGATTCTGTTGAGGGTGACATGCACTATTTGGCCAACCATGAGTGGGGTCATGTTGCGCACTTCTCTAATGTCATGGAGACACTTGGATTCCAAACGCAAAATCTTCAGAGGTACCCGCTTGCGCAAACACTTGTAAAACCACAGCAGGGTGGTCCCCAGTGGCAAAGACAGAAACAAGTCAATGCATGGATGATTGACTTTAGGCAAGCTGCGAATCCAACAGGAAACAGAAGTATTCAGCTGTTAATCGACTCAGCAAACAATCTAAGCAGAAGGCAATATCTTCGCTCTGGAAGTTGGGGAGGTTCGACCGGGTACACAAGGCAAGACCTGGAGACCGATTTAAACAATTTTCACAATGCGCTAGCTGAGGCAATTGAAAACAACATCACCGATGATGCTGACGACCAGGAGTTGATGAGACAGTTTTCTGGTGGTGTTTATGCGGCAACATCAAACATAGAAGCCCGCGCAGAGTTCTTCGCATCCCGAAGACTGTTTGGAGACCCGGTACTAACAGGTGGGCAAACAGGAATCCCATCTACGGTTGATGAGTTCGCGCGAACAATGGCCGCAGCCCAGGGAGCCACACAGACGCAGGCACAATACCGTTCCCAGATGGACGACATTGGACAGAATGTTTTTAGTGTTCCCGGAAACGCATGGAATATTAGTGGTCGCATGGCTGGTTCTGGATTGCCACAACAAAGGCCAACACTTAAAACGCAGGCCGTCAGAAGAGCTGTGGACCAAAACTATCCACGAAGCAATAGGAATAGGAGTTCCTCGGCTGTTACTGGAGCTATGAGGTCATCCTCATTACAGCGGAGAACCACTTCTTCTCGCGACTGGAAAAATCAAGACACGATAAGTTCAATAAACACAAACAGGCCATTCACCGAAGAGCGTCAATCGCTGCCGGGAATGCTGCAATCAGCATTGGGAACTCAGCAATCATCTACACCAATCGTTGGGAGAATGTCCCCGCTGGTGCCAACAACGGTCACGGGTGTTAGGAATCGTTTCGATGGCAGCAGGTCTGGTGATGTCAACATCAAGGTCCACGAAATAAACGGCGAAAAAATAGTATTTGATAATCCTGACGCAATATCAATCGATGACTCATCAATAAAAATTATTCCTAAAAATCCATTTGAGATAACCGGAAAATCCAGAACCAGTAAGGAAGGTCGCGAATATTCAGAGAAGTGGCTCAATGCCCATCTAGGCAAAGGAGACATGGATTCGAATGATGTCGACGCCCTTCTGTATCGAGCATCACGCGGTGACACGGAGGCAGCAAAGGAATTCGATGGTTTAGCGGAAAAAGGAAGCAAGCGAGTCTCTGAAGCAGAAGGAAAATTGTATGAACCCATCGAACTTGATGAATACCAGGAAAGAACAATAACCCGAGCTGGTCTTGAAGATTTGAGCCTAGATGACTTGTATGTTGTACATGAAACAAGTTACGAGCCAGAAATTGATGAAAATGGAGACATAAGCATCTCTCCTCGTTCTAACTTTGAGGAAACAACTGAATCCGGAAAGAAGGTGAGGGTTCCTCGCCATACGATTCACTTCGCATTAAATCACCTTGTTGGTGGACATATATTTAGGCAGCGCTCAGAAAAAGATACGACTATCTTAATAGCGCCACTGTCTCAGGTGCTAAGAGACAATCCAGATTCACTCGACAATCTATATACGCTTGATACTGTTCTTACACCAAAACCTGGTGAGGGGATAAAGCTCAAATCAGGAAGCTTCCGAAGACTCACTGGTACACCAGACAAAGAAGCAACAGAAGAGGCTGTTCGTCAGCAGCTAAACGAAATGGGTGCAACAAAGATTTTTAAAGCAGAATCAGCAGAGTCTTCAACTGACGCACAGGATTTAGCAGTCGGCAAAATAGCCAGGCAGCTGAGAACCCAATCGGGATTGCACGCAAACATCCCAAGCGGACAGGTCGAGCAGTATTTGATTCGCCAGGCTGGAAGTGGTGGTAGCGCTGAAGTGACGCTTCCGCCTAGTTGGGTGGCCGGAATGAGCAAAAACCATCGCCAAAGACTTGGTGATTCAAACTTCTGGAGCGATGCGAAACCAGCCCCAATCACCGGCTTTATGAGAAGCGGCTCGACCCCACAAGCAGGACAGAGCAGAATCAAGAAAAACAAAGACGGTGTGCCTCAGTACCCACGGACGCCAACCTACGGTCCGATGCTCGGTGAAACAGAAAATATTTTTGCTGGAGTTAATTCTTGGGAAGAATTTAAACAGAGATATAATGACCAGGAAATAGTCTTTCTTGATTATGAAACAACTGGTTTAGTATTCGACAAATATGGTCGCGCTACGGAAAACGGAAATCCGGTAGAAATAGGCGCAATAAAAGTGAAAAACGGACAAGTAATAGACAGATTCAACACATTTGTCAATCCGGGAAAGCCTCTGCAGCAATGGTCTAAAGACAACTTGCGCGACGCAGACGGAAACCCCCTCACTGACCAATACCTACAGGGGGCTGAGTCTTTGGAGTCTGGGCACAAAAAACTTGTTGAATTTGCTGGACCGAATGCAATTATGGGTGTTCAAAACGCCGCATACGACAAGAACGTACTTGAAGACACTCTCCGTGAAGCGGGAATTGAATGGCAAGCAAGGGGCTGGATTGACCTCAAAGATATGGCCGGCATGACACTCCCAAGGTACACAGATGAAAATCCGGATGGACCACATAAGACAAATAAAGATGGAACAAAATCACCATCCAATGGACTTGCGGACATAACAAGATACCTCGGGGTCCCTCTTGGCAAAGAGCATCATAGAGCAGACAAAGACGCTGAAGCAACAGCGGAATCAATGCGTCTTTTGATTGATGGTGCAATTGAAAAGAATTGGTCAAAAGACGCTCTGGATAGAGCCAAGCGAAGTGCGTACGTCAAAAAAACACAAGACGATTTTGACTCAGATGTAAAAGAATGGGAGTCCGAGCTTGCAAAGTACTTAGGTGATGGAGTGTCGGGAAAGATGTCGTCATCACCTGCTTTGCGCTCTGCTCCACAGTTTGGCAGAAGACAGTCTCGTGAGTTCTATAGCTCGGTACCAAACAGCAAATTATGGAGACCGGAAACTCTCGAGCAAAGCGAACCATCACGAATTGCGAAAAGACAAGAAATAATCAAAGACATCAAAGGATTCATAGAGTCTGGCGATGGCGACGCAAAATACATGTCTGCAATGAATGGACTTGACCCAGAATTTGCTAACTACATGCGCAATACCGAAGACCGCGAGATTCTGGCAGACCTTCGTCAGGCAGCAGTTGAATTTCATGCTGGCATCGACCAGAGACCACGTCTAAACGTAAACACTGCAGAACTTTCGAGCTTAATGGAAAATGGGCTACGAAGAGACGATTCAGGCAAACCGCGACGTCTGTCAGAGAGAGTAAAAGCCTACGAAGCAGACATTGGAATTTCCCCAGACCTTCCCGACGCAGAACGCCCAATAACTGGATACATGGTGCATTCCGATGGCGACTTCGCTGAACAAGAGGCTTCATTTAGGGAGTTTTCTAATAAAGTTGATGTCAATTCTCCACGTTATAAGTTTGACCTTTTTAAGTCAAGTAACGAAAATCGCAACAATGGTTTCAATTCTATTTTTGGTGATGCTGAAATAATTCTAAAACCAGAAACCGGCCAAAGGACAGCTTACGGCAACGGTGACGCCCTTGATAATCACATATTTCCCGTCCTGGCAAACTCAACAGATTCTGACGAAATAGGTCGCGCACTCATTGACCCTAACGGAAGATTTGACGAACGTGAATCAAATTCCATCGAACTTCTCTATGGTAAGTTTAAAAATGATTTCAATGCCTACAGAAAAGATAATGGTCAAACTCGTCCCCAGATAAGCGGAGCATGGGGAAATAGGGACGCCCTGATTATGGGTGGAATAGAGCCGGGTGACATCGAAGAGGTGAGGGTTCCGTTTAATTCTCTAGATATTACAAACTCAACTACGCCGGAAGAATTTGCAAAAAAACCAAGAGAACTAAAGTACTTACCCGTTACGGAGTATGTAGACGAAGGCCCTGCGATTGCTTCCGCCGGCGCAGGAGCACCAC